CGATATACAACCAGTTAACAGACTTACCACGAATACCGCTGGTAGTTGTCGCCGAAGTAAATACCTTCGATCCATTTTCTAATTCAATGTCACCCTTGTTCCAAGTTTTTACGCCTTGTTGCATCCACAGTGGTAAGTTCTCATACATGCCTTGGTAACGAGACATAACTTCTCTGGCAGCAGAGGTTTTGTTCGCCATAATAGCGACAGTCTTGGCTTCTTGGAAAAGCGTATACCAGAGGATACATGCAGCGGATGTGATGGTCTTACCTTGCTGACGACCCTCCATAAGAATCGCTTTACGATTGTTCAGAATATGAGCGACTTTTCGCTTCTGGCAATCATAGAGTTTGAATAACTGAAGACCGTGATCGAGAGTAACGATCTGGCAATAGTTCTCAATAAAATAAATGGGATCTTCTTGGCACAACTCGAGTTCTGCCAACTGCTCCATTGTAAAACTATGCTTATGCCCGATCGGTTTTAAATTAATATTACCGTGATACGAGGATTCTTCTTCAGTCATGATCAATTATTTTTGCCTTCTCTGCTTTCAATGCTTTCAAAAGATCCGCAGTTGAACCAGCAAACACAATATTATTCTGGGTTTCAATATTACCCTTTGCTGGTTGCTGTTCGCGCAATTTCTTTTTCCTTGCCTGAAGATCCAATAGATCCTTAGCAGTATCGCCAGTTGTTTTTATCAATTGTCCGACAACTTCATAGGCGCGAGGACTGTCGCTGGCAAGTGCAACGTTTAACATTCCGTCAAGTGCTTGTTGACTTTTGTCGATAAGAGTATTAAGTTTCTGCCTTGCGACTTGATAATCATCCTCAATATCATCACCCGTTGGTATATACGCAACTGGAACTTGAATTGGGGTAGCAGGTGGGATAACTACTGCAGTTGATACTTGCTCAGTCTTAGTCCCAAAAATCTCATCTAGTTTTTCATAGTTATTCGAAGAACTCATCGAATGTCTCCACATAGTCCCACGCACCAATTTCAGGTGTTACGTCGGATGGTGATGTTGTCACTGTATATTTTTGTCCATTGTTGATATCAACTGTATCATTTGCATATGTATTTGCAATAGCAGTTCTAATGATACCTTGAAGTTCGACTGGACCGTAAAAATTCAATCCAAGTTTGAAATTCAATGTCCAAATGATAGACTGTCTTTGGGCAAAATCGCCCTCGTATTGATCCTCATAATCGATACCCTCCAGAGTTATTTGCAAATCGCGTTTGATTCCCATCTCTGGAATATCATTAATCGTGACACAAAAATCTGGATTAAAGAATGGCAAGATCTGCTCAATAATTTGCAAACCATCATCTTGGTTCTTTGCAAAAATAAAAAGAGAAATATTCATATCGTATGGAGTGCTGGTAAATTGTGATCGCAATTTATTGGTATCATCGCCTGCACCAACAGCAACGTTTTTGGTAAGTATGTTAATCTTACGGGTCGGATTATAATTGAGTCCAGTGATTTCAAACCCAATTCTTGGTAGTGTAATTGCAGTGCTTGCTGGATCCGTCGTAGGAACCGAGGCAATACGAGCAAGGAATTTTTGTTTGGTGGAATATGCTAATGGAACACGAAGACTCTGTGCAAATTCACCAGCAGAGTTCTTGCGCTGCACAACTAGGTTGTTAAAGATAGTACCAAATGCAATAATCGCTTTGCGAATATGCGAGTGATAGAAAAATTTACCTGCGAACATTTACTTTCTCACTAAAACTTCGCCGAATGGATTGATAGACGTAAAGTCCAGAATTCCATCAGCATATGCAATATTGTCGTAATCTTCATTATTTGCCAGAGGATCAATATCAGTCACCGAGTAACCACCCAAGATTAGCGAATCGCCAGAATTTAATAGTAAATTAAATCCGCTATTCAACAAGAACTGGTATGCATATTGGTCCTGTGACTTATCGTCGATAACATCAATTTCTGGATTGCCAGTAATAAATCTTTCAGAACTATATTCGAAGACTTCACATTTCAGTTTGAATACGTTAATCTTGCCTAGTTGGTAGAACGGATTAAGAAAGTCAACAAACTTGATTTCAAAGAAAGTTTTGGTCTTTGGAAAATATAGAATGTCACCTTCTGACGGTCTTGTTGTCAGTTGTAGATTCTCGGCGTTATTCGCGACTGATTCTTCCCAACGTCTCTTAGAAACTACAAAACTTGCAGATGCTCTAAACTCAAATCCGAACTTAGTGAACAGATCGCCCTCACCCTCAAATCCTTCTACATTCTCTAGATACATTTCCAGAGGATAGAATTGACTGAAATATGATAGAGGATCTTCGCCGAAAATTGGATCTTGGTTAGCAATAGTTCTCGGAAGATAGTAAACATCGTGACCATAAATCTTCAAACTTTCAATGACAAGATCCTCCACCAAACGTTGTTCGTTTGTGGTTCCCGATGTATTTCCAGATTGAAAGTAGAAGTTAGTAGGCATCTATTATCCTGTATAAAAATCGACAGGAAGTTCCGACTTGAGTTGCATTTCGTTTTCGATTTGTTTAATCTCGTCGACTGCTTCGTCATAGACTTGTTGACCGTTTAGAACAACACCACCTGGAAGTTGGATTCCACCGAACTTCTTCATGTTCTCACCCCATTGACGTTTAATCAATGCAGTGGTATACATTTTCAAGAACATGTCATTATAGACTTTAGTATATTCTGATGGATCTAGAATACGATAACACTCGACGATAATGTGGTCACCGACTTGGAAAGTATCGTTCCAATTTACGTCGATATAAAGTTTATCTGTTTTTCTGTTGAACCTAATCGAACGCTGTCCAGGAAAAATCTGGTCATACATTTGCAGAGTTGTTTTAACTTGCGCATAGTAGATAAGGTCTGCTGCCAAAAGATTATACATGTCGTTAAGTCTAAATTGATAGACCAAGTTGAACATGTTATTTGGATTTTCCATACCATCTCCAGGAGCATTGAAATTGAACATCTTGATGATGCCAATTACTGAGTCTGGAATAGGAATATATTGTTTATCTACATCACCTGGAGTATAGAAGTTTGTCGTCGCAAGTGCGCGAGTGAACCCTGAAGTAAGACCAGTTACATTTTCACCTGCTTGGAATACACCCTTTGTCGTATCAGTTGTGGCAGTAGTTCCATTAAGCGAAAGTAAATAACAAGATGCACCTGATGTTTCCCCGACGATTTTTTCGCCGAGTTCAAATGACGGAGAACTTAGTCCACTAAATTTGAGAGTGTTGCCCGTGATTTGATGCTTCAGATAAGTTCTTTCAACACCATCGAAATGGTATTCTTGAAAATACTGTAGTGCATCATCGACACGATCTTCTATTTGATCTTCGTCGACATTAATTTCAATTACTGGAAACCCAAGTCTACGAAGGCAGTAATCAATTAGTCCTTGTCTGGATGAAATGGTCATTTGTTATCCTCTATTTCGGACTATTTATAATGATCCCATGTCATACACTGTAGGATCTACCCCTGCAAGATCGCCTAAATCGATTGTTCCTGGAATAGTAAAGAAATCTGGATTATATCCACCGACTTCGATAATACTTCCGTCGGTTTTTTTAGAATATAATGTTCCGTCTGCTAAGTTTACTGCAAGTTCTCCGACTGCAATTTGTCCTGCGGTGGGGACTGCATTAGAAGTTTCACTTCTTTTGAGTTGGATTACTGTTGTCATAATTAATTCAATAGAGTTCCTGCTGCATCATAGATATTGATTCTGAAATATGCGCTTGAGTTTCCGTCAAGAAGATCCGCATCTAGACCAGATCCAGTACCATCAACGGTTTTAATTGCATCAAGCATATTCGTAGCGGTAAACGATCCACCCAGAGAAACTGCAGTTCCTGCTAAAGTGATTGCGCTGTTTGCTAGTTTATTATTAGCAATTGAACCAGCAAGCATCGTATTGGTAACTGAACTAGTATCAGTAGTATAGACACCGTTAGTTACGGATGACGCATTACCTGTGAGAGCGCCCACGAATGCAGTTGAAGTGACCGAAGTCAATCCAGCAAAGGTTGTTACAGTTCCGCCAAGACTTACATCTGTCGAACCAATTGTGACTTTGCTATTTGTTAGAGAAGCATTGCCGATATTCGATAGGGTATTTGATGCACCACTGATTGTTTTATTGGTTAATGTATCAGTAGTAGCACGTCCGACCAGTGTATCCGTGCTTGTTGGTAAAGTCAGCGTACCAGTGTTAACAATACTACCAATTACAGGACTTGTTAGAGTCTTGTTTGTAAGAGTTTGCGTTGCTGTAGTGCCAACAACTGGAATATAGTTGGTGCCATCTACTGTGTATTCCCAGACATCACTGGTTTCATTCCACTGAAATGCAACATTAGTAGAAGTACCACGTTCGACTTCGATACCAGCATTTTGTGAAGGAGTTCCCGCTTCGTTACTATTTAAAGTAATGATATTATCAGCAAGATTGATTGTTTCGGTATTTACTGTAGTTGTGGTTCCAGAAACAGTTAGATTGCCGCTTACCGTGACATCATTAAAAGTAACATTAGATGCAGTCCCAACTGCCTGACCAATAGCAATTTGACCGCTGGTAATAGTAACACCAGTTCCAGCGCTGATATGAGCGCGAACATCTGTTGCACTTGGACCAGTATAAGTAATTACACCCGTCGAACTGTTATATGCTAGTGAACCATCACCACCAGAGTCAGTTACAGATACAGCACCACGGGCAAGAGCATCTGTATATTGAGTAATGGTGGATGAAATTGCGCCACTAGTAATACTAATACCTGTGCTTGCGCTAAATGCATCTCTTGCTCTGGTAGTTGTAAAGTAGAGGTTTGTTGAACCTTCTGTGATTTCGTCACTGTTATCTTTAGTCTGAATTGCTGAAGTAACATATGCTTCAGTTGCCAGAGGTTTGCCACCAGCAGTGGTACCATCATGAACAACTACAGTATCTTTTGTTGTGTCGACAGTGACTTCACCAACAGCACCCGTAAAGGTTGAGTGCTGAACGGTAGTTCCTCTTCTAAGTTGTAAAATCGTTGCCATTTTTATCTCCTAATCCACCCTATTTAGGTAGTATATGTTCCACCATCTAGAATGGCACCGTCCTTGATATTTGCTAGAGTGTTCTTTAACAACTCATGTCCACCAGCAGTCGAACCATCATGCACTCTTATCGTATTGTTTGTAGTGTCTATGGTAATCTCCGCTTCAGCGCCCGTAAAGGTATTGTGTTGGGTGGAAGTACCTCTTCTCAGTTTGACTCTTGCTGCCATCAGATGCTCCCATAATCGATCGAGTTGTACTCAAAAACATTGTCGGTAATAAGACCATAATCTAAATCTGCGTTTTGATTTAGGCGAACGACCGCGACACCTGGAGTTGTTGTGGTATCAACAACGAAATCCCCGAAGATGGTGTCCGCGAAAGAGATGGTCGTCACCCCCGCATCCGCCCCACCATCATTTACTGCGACTCCGCCGAGACCAACAACTGTTCCGTCGGTCTTTTTAGAGTAAATTTTCTTGTCTACTAAATTAACAGCGAGTTCGCCAATCGCTAGATCTACACCAGTTGGTGCTGCTCCAGGAGTCTCACTACGCTTTATCTGTACTATTGTCGACATCTAAATCCTCTTCCCCGATAGAATACTCTTCAGAGGTGCCAAACGCCAAACTGCCTTCAAGGTCAACATAATTCCCATTGGGTTTTGGTTGATTCTTTTCGTGCTCCAGAATTTGATTTTTCTGCGTAAGATCTGCTACCGTTTCATTTGCCATGGTAAGTTGTGTACTCAGCATGATATTATCAAGTGTTAACGCCTTCAGTCGTTCTGCAAGATTGGCAATATACGAGTTAATAAATTTTGTTTGGTCCATTATGTATCTCCACAAAGTTGGGGTGGGATTGTCCCACCCCATTCTTATCTATTTATTAGTATGTTCCACCGTCGATATTACCGAACGAAGGAGCAGCACCTGAACCACCAGATAGAAGAACTTGACCCGCAGTTCCCGCAGCGGTAACTCCGAGCGCAGAAGTACCATTACCGAACATAACACCGTTAGCAGTAAACGTTGCCGCACCAGTACCACCGTTTGGAACAGTGATTGCTGAAGCAAGCGACGAAACAGTTCCGCCTTCAAGGTTAGCAACAAGAGTAGCAATGGTGTAACCAGTTGCCGCTGTGTTAACAGTTGTGGTTGGAGCAGCTTGTGAATCCTTGAAGAGTCTCCACTTACCGTCCGAAGCATCGCGGAAGATACCTGAGTAAAGGTCTAGCGAACCGCTGGTATCATACATACCGAACAGACCGATGTCAACTGCGTCGGTTGCATTGTTGTCGTTACCAACGAATACGAGAGGATCGGTAACAGTTAGAGTTGTCGAGTTAACAGTAGTTGTTGTTCCCGAAACTGTTAGGTTTCCTGCAACAGTAACGTTAGCACCCGAAAGTGTAAGAGCAGTAGTTCCGTCAGATGCCTTAATGTCATT